TGACCAGAGAATGCAGAATCAGCTTCGTTGAAGAATGCTTCGGTTCCAGACTGGTTGGTGTAACGGGTTCTCATCGCAAAGATAAGACCAGTAGGGCCAGTCATTGGCTGAACGCCGCAGATATCATAAGCGATAAGCTGAGGCATTGAACGGCGGATGAGGCTGATTAGAACGGGGTCAAAACCAGCAACAGGGCCTGTAGCAGTAGCAGAACCAGTGAAGCCACTAGCACCAGCAGAGTTGGTTGGGCTAGCCTCGGTGAGCATACGCTCTTGGCGTAAGAATTGCTCTTGGTTTTCTAGCAAGATAGCGGTGACGCTCTTCTTATACGAATCAGTGATGGCACCGATGCCGTCAGCGTTTAGAAGAGGAGCCCACTTCTCTTGCAAATGTTGTGAGTTGTACATTTGCGGATTTCTCCTGTCTTGGGAAAAGTGTGGTTAAAATTTATAATCTAATTAATATCACTTAGAGAATTTTGTAACTGCTCTTAGATAAGCACTCATTGACTCGGAAATAGTTTCCGACTCTGTGCCGAGCATTTCTTCATCTTCTCTTTCTGGAGTAACTGGGTTTCTTGGGAAGTATGACTCCCTTAGTGATTCCAGCTTCTCACGATAGTCTTCTTCACTTACGAACTCAACACTTTCAGCAAGACTAGCGAGTTTGCTCTTCTGGGTCTCTGCGAGACCTCTGGAGACATCATAGAGGATTCCATCTGATACGGATTCGCTAAGTCTTTGGTTTAACTGAATATTTCTTTCGATTTGCTCGTTGAGTCTTGATTCCATCTCATCAAGCTTGTTGACCATGTTCTCAAGCACATCGTATTTATCTTCAGGGATTGAAACATAATGATCTTCAAAAAGTCCTTTCAGACCAGTCATGAATGACTCAGAAAGCTGAGCCTTAATGCCAGTTTCGACCTGAAGAGCATTCTCTTCAAGCCACTCACCAGCAACATACTCAAGGTATGAATCAACTCTTTCGGTTAGTTCTGCTTCAACAGCAGCAACATTTTCCTCAAGAGCTTCTTCATAACGCTTTTCCATAATTTCAACAGCTTCTGCTACTTTGGTCTTAAGTGCAGATTCAAATACTAGTGCTGCTCTTTCTTTGAATTCTTCGGAGAGATCTTCGTCACCAAAAATGGCTTTGATATCTTCAGCAACATTGAATTCTAATTCATCAGAAGTTTCTTCAACAACTTCTTCTTCAGCAACTACTTCTTCAGTAGTCTCTTCTTCTTCAACAACTACTTCTTGATCTTCTTCTACTTCTACTTCTTCTGCTCTAGCAGCTTTTGCGTTAACAACATCTCTTACAGTTTTGACTGCAGGAGAAGCATACTTTGCAGAATCGTCGGTAGAACGATAGTTATCAGGAGTAGGGCCTCCAAGATCCGTAATTGACTGACCAGGAACACCAGCTACGAACTCTGCGTTCGATGGCATTGGATCAGCAGGTTTAGCGCCAGCATTAACGGCAGTCTTTGATTGCTTGGCTTGTGACTTTAATTCCATTTCTTGTAAATTACCAGCAGACATTGTACTCTCCGAATAAAATTGTTATCTTTATTCTAATATTTATTTATAAATTATAGATTTCTCAAGTACTGATCGAAGATCTTAAGTAGTTTCTCTTCGCGGACTTGTCTATCTACGGAAGGTGTTAATGAATTAATTTGTTGCAAAGTTTTCTCTGCAAGAATTCCATTATTCCAAACCCATTCCTTACCTTCCATAATACCTTGAACAAATGCATCAGGCGCGGAAGGATCAGCAACGATATCAGCAGCAGTTGAAAGCATGAAATCATCACCAACATACTTAACACCATTGCGCTCAACTAGGGAACCAACTCCTCTAGAAGAAACACCAAGTTTTACTCCCTCATCAAGAAGTGACTTGGCAATGTTACCCATTGGGGTGTCAAGAATTTTTGCCTTACCCATAAAATTATTACCTTCCGCTTGAAGGCTAGTAATCATATGGGATGCTCTATCAAGGTTGACAGAAGGACCTTCTGGATGACCAAGTTCTCCTAGTGCTCTTCCCTGTGAGATAAACTTCTCAGTATATTTCTTGACTTCTCTTTCCAAAATAGGAAAAGGGTAGCAGCGTCCATTACGGTTGGTAACTTCTGCTTGCAAGAAAGGCCCTGAGATGTAAAGACTTTTCTTTCCGTTCTTCTCTTCGGTAAGAACTTCGATGCTTTCGATTTGCTCTGTAATTAGTTTCATTTGTTTAATTGGTAAATCCGATCTTTACTACTGATACATTTCCACCAAGAACATGAATCAAATCAGAACCTTTCTTTTCAATAATTTCAGTGGTATTGTTTAGCATGGTCATAGATGCAAATCCAACAGCACCTGCAGTTTGCAAGCCTACGACGACGCTACCACCTGATGAATTGGTAACTCTTACAAGAGTTGCGCTACTAACTGTGGTGCTGTTTCCAATACCAGCAGCTAAGGTAACTTCATTACTTTTTAAATTTAGTCTATACATCTTGTTCCTCTGGTTCCTCTACTGCAGGGTCAAACATTTGTGCGCCAATAATAGGCTTCAAGTCATCAATCATTGATGCACTTTTTTGAAATAGCAATTGTTTAACAGCGTCAGTTACATCTGCTGCGGGAGCATCAGACATTACCATGCCAATGAATTCAGACGATTCCATAAAATACTAATAAAATCTTTTATTATTTATAGTTTGTCTGCTTCTTGACCTTTTACCTTATTTGCTTTTTCGCTAGGTTGCGGATCTTTTTCATTCTTGCCTAACCCAATTTCAAGATCTTTGGTATTTTGATTTTGAGTTTTCTTAATAAGATTGGAACCAACCTGCTGAACATAGTCCATAGGCTGTCCAGTATTAGGATCAATCTGTGGAGTTGGTGGTTGAATAATACCAGTATTAAGTTCGTTAGCAATTTGGAAATCAATACTGATCATATCCTCCTCAGTTTGACGTAAGATCTTTCTTCTTACATACTCATTGGAATAGTACTTACCGACATAAGGTTCAATTTGTTGTAGAATAGAGAGTCTCTCATTCATCAACTCAGTTTCTTTGAGTTCAGCAAAATGATTATCATAAATGTAATCATATTGAATATGATCACTCATGTACTCCCAATCTTGTGGAGTAATGATATTCTTAAGGATAAGTTGCGTCTTTAGAAGATCGTGGAAAATATTGCTGAATCTCTTTCTAAGTCTTCCAACAAATCTAGAGAACATGATTTCATCTCTTAAGATTTCAGAAGAACGACCAAGATTAAAACCGCCATCAGCAGCAATTCTTGATTCAGGAATACCTAAAGATCTATAAAGTTTCTTTTGGAAATATTCAATGTCGGCAAGTTCGCCAAGATTCTGTCCACCAGGAAGAGTGGTGATTTCAGTTCCTCTACCACCTTCACGGCGGGGGAGCCAGAAATCTTCCATCATGCTAGTAAACTTCTTATCATCACGGATTTCTCCAGTGCTTGCATCATAAACAAGTTTGTTTCTATAACGTGACATAACATCACGAAGATATTGCTCTGCCTTAATCTTAGGAAGATTGCCAACATCAATGTAGAAAATTCTACGCTCTGGAGCACGAGACAATCTGTAAATAACAAGACTGTCTTCAATCATGCGGAGTTGATTGAGTGACTTGATCGCTTTGTGTAGATAAGATAAAACAGTCATCTTGTTGCGATCAACAAGACCAGATGTAACATAAGTTACAGCATCTTTTGCAAGTTTTACTCCTTTACCGTAACCACTTGCTCCAGTAGAAAATCCTTGACTCTTTGGAGTATATACAAAATACTCTTCAACATCAGGGAAATTAATTTTCTCTAGATTATCGGTTCCAGTTATATTAGCAATAGCAAGTTGTTTATTATCTTGTTTCTTAATTTCGCGGACAAATTTAATTTTTAAAGAATCAATATATCTTAGATCTTGAATTCCGTTCTGTGGGTTGTCAAGATCGATAACTTTATGGTAATATATTCTTCCATCAACATACCAGTTTCTAAAGATCTCATGTGCCTTCTTATCGAAGTCCATAAGTTCTTTAATATATTGAAACTCATCACGAATAATTCCCTTGATCTGCTCGGGAACGTTTAAATTAGATAGATCAATTTCTACAGGTGAATCATTAAGATCCGAAACAATAGCTTCGTTTACAACATCTTCAATTGCTTTATCAGCTTCTGGATGTAGAGACATTTCACGGTATCTCTTTACCAAATCATATTCAGTTTTATAGACTCCCTCAATATCTACATATTGACCATAAAAGCCCGAAGAAATATAATAGTCAACCCCGTCCTCGTTGTTTGGAGGAACAGGGGAGACTTGCTTCTTGGGCTTTTTATATCCGTCGTCAATTGAAAAACCAAAAAGAGCCATTACGTTTTGAAGTTAACTTTTATCTATTTATTATCTAACTTCAACGCCATTTGCGCCATTATAAGCTTCCCACCATTGAACTTGGAAATCAACTTGGAATTCTTCAATTTGGCTATTGGCATCATAAGAAAGTGGAATGCCAGAAATTGAAGTTGGGAAGATGCCGTGGAAGTTGTAGTATCTTAGGATAGGTACATTCTGGGCACTTGCAACAGCACTTGTTGTTGCTGCTCTACCAAGTTGATAAACCTTACCATCTACTTGATAAGCAGAAGGATCAGTTTGACCAGAGTTATCAGAAACTCTGTTGATGAAGTTCATCCATCTTTCAAAGGAATTTCTTAGAGCAAAATCAGTATCGTTGATAACGGTAACTGACCATGGCTCAAAGGTTCTGTCTCCAGCAATTTGGAGAGTTCTGCCTCTGAAAGGAACTGGGATTGGGGTGATGGTTGAAGCGGGCAGTGATGCTGCCTTGACAAGGAATCTAACCTTGTCGTTGATCTGGGATTCGTTAACTCCAGAAGGAAGAGCTGCTGCTGGGAAAGGAATTTCAACCTCAAATAGGTTTGGTCTAACACCACCACCTGCTAGTCTTCCTTTGAAGTTATCTAGAAATCTTCCGTCAGATCCTGAATTTGGGATTTGTTGAATAGAAGGCATTGTTCTTTAACTCCGTTGTTGTACTATTATTTAAATCAAACTCTTCCAACTACTTCTTCAAAGCTGATACCAGTTCTGGTAGCAACGAAGGTGAGTCCGATGAAATTAATGCTGCGAGCAGGTTTGACATAGATATCAGCCCTGAACTCGTTGGCATCAATAACATCTGGAGTGTTGTTGGTCTCATCACAGATTAGTCTGTAATCGAGAATTCCTCTCTTAGCAACTACATCACGGAGGTATGGCTCAACAATATTTACAAAGTTGGATCTTGTAATTGTATCGTTGAATTCAAAGAGTTGATCTCTAGCGGCTCTTTCGATAGCAGCTTCGATAGTTAGGAACAACATTCTAACATTGATTCTATCGAATGCAGATGCATAAGATAGACCAGTCTTATCACCAAAGAGAACGATTCCAGCGCCAGGCGAGTAAACAACTGGGTTGATTCTCTTGACGTATAGAAGATCTCTTTGTGCTTGGGTTGGGTTGAATGCTAGTTTAACAGCATTATTGATAACACCTCTTCTAGCACCAGCAGGTGAGAACCATGGGAAGTCAGTAATGACGGTTCTGCAGAGGCATCCAGCGATATCTGCGTTTAGAGGTAGATATCTGAACTTGTTATTGAATCTATCATATTGATACTTATAACCACTATCAAAGACTGCATAAGAAGATGAAGTTACTGCCTCATAGAAATTGATGATATTGTCAGTTTGTGTTTGTGCATTTGCTACATCTACAACTGCACTTCTGTGAGGAGAAATGAGAGCAACACAGTCTTTTCTTGTTTCAGCAATGTTGATTAGCTGATTTGCTTTTGCTTGGGTTGTTAGCTTATCACCAAATCCAGGACCCATGATTAGGTAGTTAACTGGATATTCCTTAACAGCTTCAAAGATCTTGTAGCCGTTCATTACATCACCAAGAGTTACGCTGTATCTTGGATCAGTATATGCAGAAGAAATGCCAGAAGAACCGTAGGTGTTACCTCCGAGTAGGGTATAAGTCTTAGCACCAGCAGCGTTAAATGTTACTCCCTGTGCTTTCTGACCCCATGAACCGCCAGTTGTTCCACCAAAGCCAGTTGCAGATCCACCAGGAGCAGCACCAGCATATATGTATGCAGAACCATCAGCAATGTAGTTCTTATAGTAGATTGGTTGACCAGTTGCTAGTTGACCATCTCTAGCTTTGGAAAGACCGATGTGCTTCTCTAAGATGTTTCCAGCAATTCCAGTTACCGATCCAGTGTCATCAACGACAACAACGTGGATTTCATCGTTCTTAGCACTTCTTGCATTAGCGTAGGTTGAAGTGCCAGGCTTAGGAGCAATAGCGTTCCAATATACAGTAGAATTGATTAAACCTAAAGTTTGTTGATTGTACCAATCAACAGCAGTAGCAGTCGTGGTTCCAGTTGTTCCAATACCGATGAAACCGTTTACAGTGTCAGCATTGAATGCATAGAGACCAGGAGTATAATTGACAGCGGTTTCTACTTGAGTCGTGCTGTTTACAACACTAGTGATCTTAACATCAACATGAGTCATGCCAATGCCAGTTACAATACCCTTAACAAAACCAGTGTAAGAAGTTGTAGTTCCAACTCCAGCAACTGCAAATGTTCCTAGCTGAGTTACAGCAGCACCAACTGTAATTGCATTGTAGTATTGAACGGTTTGAGTTGTTCTGGTGAAAGTTAGATCTGTGGTTGCTGCACCAGGAGCTGCTGATGGAAGTGATAGATAAACAGTTCCAACACCGATTGAGAGGATAGTTGTTCCAGCACCGATGTAAGTACCAGTTACACCATCATTAATGGCAAGACCAGTGGTATCAACACCAACGCTTACGTCATATGCCTCACTGAAAGTACCAGCAGTTGTTGCAACACCAACAGTGGTTGCAGTTGTTGAAGTTGAGATTCCAGTGTTAACGCCGATTAATCTTTGGTCTGCAAAAGCGTCAATTACACAAACTTTAAGATTGTTTGCCCAAACACCAGGATCTTTGGCGGCATAATACCAACCAGATGCTTCAGTGTAGTTTGTGGTATAATCTTCGTAGTTCTTGATTTTTACGGTGGTGGATCCAATCCCAGCCATCGTTGGAGCATTGGCATTGTTTAGGTTGGAACCATCAGCCCTTACAGTGCGTAGAACACCACCATAAGTTAGATAGTTAGATGCACTGTACCAATACTCATACTGATTATCGTTCTCTGCTGGCTTACCAAATACATTAATGAGATCTTTTTCATTTTCAATCAAAACTGCTTGCTCAACTGGGCCTCTTTCAAAAGGTCCAACAATAGCACCAGTTAATTGGCTAACAGAATCAACCCTGCCAACGGTTAAATCGACTTCCCTAACCTTAATTCCAGGTGAAACTAAACCTAAAGCCATTTGGATTCCTCTAGTAGTTCTTCATTTCTCTAAGATTATTTATTAAAATGTTGTTTTCAAATGGGGAAACACTACATGAACAAACTACCAGTCAGGATATTCCCACTCCCTAACTTTTTGCTCCGCTTTTCTTGCATTAAGAATCCGTTTTTTAGTGCATTGCTTACACTCATAAGAATATGAAGATGGAATAAATCCACGACCTTTTCTAGTAAAATAAAAGTCATCTATTAAGCTTTTAATTTGACCACATGTCCTACACTTTCGATCAACAAATAAAAGATGCTCTAAATTTATTTGTTGATCAATATCCATTATCGATAATCCCACATGTAAGAACGATCACCATACTCATCAGTATGCCATTTATCATTCCACATTCTCTGATCTTTTTCACTAGCAATTAACCATCTATCTCCAGTTTGTTTTTCTACAAAACCATCATATTCTTCCAAGCCGTCCATAATAAATCCAAATGGAGCCATGTCCTGCTCAATTTGATTCTTTTGCTCTTCATAAATTCTTTTACGAACGTCATTGTCCGTCATCTCCTTGAAGTAAGGTTGAACAACTAACCATGCAAAAATAACCAGACACATTGCAAGGTCATCATTACAACCTTCTTCCGCTTCAAAAGATTGATTTCTTTGAATAAATGTGGTAAGCTCACTAATGATATCGTAATCGGAGAAGATTAATTTATCATCTTCAATCATTGTCTTTAAGTTAGAACATCCAACTTTCTTGACAGTTTTACTCATCTTAAGTCCTAATTGTGACTTACTTCCAGAAAAACCTTGTCCAACTAATTGACCTGCTCTACCTCTCATGGCAACCATGAGTAAGTTTT